CGCACGCGCAGATTAAATCCGCCCTCCCATCCAAATCAAACGGCGAATCAAATGGCAGGTGTCAAGGGTCGAAGCGGCGGAAAACGGCCTGGGGCCGGGCGCAAGCCTGCCCAACCGACCGTGATCACCGCCAAGCCGCCATCGAATGCCGGCAGCCAGCCGGCACCGGAAGCGTCCGAGGCGTTCGACCCGCGACCGGTGCTTGAACTGGTCGCCCAAGGACTCGTCGTGGTCAGCCCGCAGCAACTCAGGGCACTGACGGCGCTCCTGCCGTATGTGCATGGCAAGAAGGGTGAGGGCGGCAAGAAGGAGCAGAAGCAGGCCCAGGCGGAGAAGGTCGCCAACCGGTTTGCACCCGCTGCCCCGCCGCGGCTGATTGCTGCCGGCGGCAAGAAGGTGTGACGGCGTGGCGTGGAGCACGGCTTGTCCGGACTGGGAGGAGCGGCTCGTCGCGGGTCGCTCGATCATCCCGGCGCCGATTTTCCCTGCGCAGGCGGAGCAGGCGCTGCGGATTTTCAAAGAGTTGCGGGTCGTTGACCTGCCTGGCAAGCCGACCTTTGGCGAGTGCTCCGAGCCGTGGGTGTTCGACTTCGTCGCAGCCATCTTCGGCGGGTATGACGCGGACACCGGCAAGCAGTTGATCCGCGAGTACGGACTTCTTATTAGCAAGAAGAACACGAAGTCCACGATCGCGGCCGGCATCATGCTCACGGCGCTGATTCTGTGCTGGCGGGAGGAAGAGGAGCACCTGATCCTTGCACCGACCAAGGAAGTGGCGGACAACTCCTACAAGCCGGCCGCGGCGATGGTTCGTGAGGACGAGGAACTGTCCGCGCTGTTTCACATCCAGGACCACCTGCGGACCATCACGCACCGGGTGAACCGCAATAGCCTGAAGGTGGTTGCGGCCGATACGGACACCGTCTCCGGCAAGAAGTCCGGCAAGGTGCTGGTGGACGAGCTATGGGTGTTCGGCAAGCGCTTGAACGCCGAGGCAATGTTCATGGAGGCGCTGGGCGGCCAGGTGTCGCGCGACGAGGGCTGGGTGATCTACCTGACCACGCAGTCCGACGAGCCGCCGGCCGGCGTCTTCAAGGAGCGGCTGACGTACTGGCGCGATGTCCGGGACGGCAGGATCCGCGACGAGAAGACGCTCGGCGTGCTGTACGAGTTCCCGGATGCGATGCTGGAGTCGAAGGCGTACCTCGAGCCGCGCAACTTCTACGTCACGAACCCGAACATCGGTCGCTCGGTCAGTGCGGAGTGGCTGGAGGACAACTTGCGGAAGAACCAGTCCAAGACGGACGGCGCCTTCCAGCAGTTTCTGGCGAAGCACCTGAACATCGAGATCGGACTGAACCTGCGCTCTGATCGGTGGGCGGGAGCGGATTTCTGGGGCGCGTCCGAGATCGTACTGACGCTCGAGGACTTGCTGCGTCGATGCGAAGTGGCGGTAGTAGGGGGCGACGGCGGCGGCCTGGACGATCTGCTAGGGCAGGCAGTCGTAGGCCGCGAGCGCGGCACGGGCTGCTGGCTGGCATGGTTCCACGCCTGGGCGCACAAGATCGCGCTTGAGCGGCGCAAGGAAATCGCGCCGCGCCTGCTGGACTTCCAACGCGAGGGCAGTCTCACCATCGTGGAGCGGCCCGGCCAGGACGTGCATGAATTTGTGGACAACATCTGCCGCATCCGGGACGCCGGTCTGCTTCCGAGAAAGCAGGGCATCGGCGTTGACGCGGCCGGAATCGGCGACATCGTGGACGAACTCGCTGCGCGCGACTTCGACGCGGAGACGGACATCGTTGCTGTCAGTCAGGGATGGCGCCTGAACGGGGCGATCAAGACCGCCGAGCGCAAGCTGGCAGGCGGTGAGCTGCTCGTCGCAGCCTCGGGCCTGATGCCATGGTGCGTCGGCAACGCCCGAATCGAAGACAGGGGCAACGCGATCAGCATCACCAAGCAGGCGAGCGGCAAGGCCAAGATCGACCCGCTCATGGCGCTATTCGACGCGGTTACGCTCATGGCGCTCAATCCGGCCTCGATGCGCAGCGTCTACGAAGAGCGCGGCGTGCTCGCCGTCTGAAACTCCAAAGGAACACCATGCAACGGTTGCGAGCCCTGACCCGCGGCGGCCTGGCCGCAATCGTGCGCAGCTTCGACCTGCGCGACGCCTTCGTGTTCGGCGGCCTGGGCTGCGCCGTCTACGGCGTTGCCCAGTACAGCCAGCCCGCCGCGTGGATCGTGGCCGGCGTCGTGCTGTTCGGGCTCGGGGTGCGTCGCTGATGGGCATCCTCAGCCGATTGGAGACGAAGAGCTCCAGCCCTGACTGGGGCGTGCTCGAGCGGTTTCTCGGGTGGGCCTTCGGTGGCGGCGTCGCTTCGTCCGGGATCATCGTCAACCCGCAAACAGCGCTCCAGGCGGCCACGGTCTACTCCTGCGTCAAGGTGCTGGCCGAATCGGTCGGGATGCTGCCCTTCGGGCTGTACCGGGAAGGAGCCGACGACGCGCGCACGCCGGCCAAGGACCATCCGCTGTTCGAATTGCTGCACCACCAGCCGAACGATTTCCAGACCAGCGTCGAATTCTGGGAACAGATCGTCATCTCGCTGTGCCTGCGAGGCAACGCCTACGCCTTCATCAACCGCGCGAGCACCGGCCGGGTAGTGGAACTACTGCCGATGCACCCGGACATGGTGCGTGTGGAGATGGCCGAGGGCTACAGCCTGACCTACTACGCGACGATGCCGGACGGCACGTTCAAGCCGTTCAAGCCGGGAGAGATCTTCCACGTCCGCGGCCAAACCATCAACGGCTGGCTCGGCATCAGCCCCATCGCCTACGCGCGCGAGGCGATCGGCCTGGCGCTGGCGGCCGAGAAGTTCGGCGGCCAGTTGTTCCGCAACGGCGCCAAGATGGGCGGCACGCTCGAGCACCCGCAAAAGCTCTCGCAAGAAGCCTACGACCGGCTGAAGAACAGCTTCGACGCGGCGCATTCAGGCGAAAACGCCCACCGCACGGCCATCCTCGAGGAGGGGCTGAAGTTCAACAAGATCTCCATGAACGCCGACGAGGCGCAGTTCCTGGAGACACGCAAGTACCAGCGCAGCGAGATTGCCGGACTTTTCCGGGTGCCACCGCACATGGTGGGTGATCTGGAGCGAGCGACCTTCACCAACATCGAGCAGCAGTCGCTTGACTTCATCAATTCGGCGCTGATGCCGTGGCTGCGCCGCATCGAGGGGGCCGTGCGGCGCGATCTGTTCACCGCGGCCGACAAGAAAACACTGCACGGGCGCTTCAACGTCGCGATGCTGCTGCGCGGCGACGCGGCGGCGCGCGCGGCGTTCTATGCCAGCGGCATCACGAACGGCTGGCTGACGCGCAACGAGGCGCGTCTGATGGAAAGCGAGCTGGGCCACACGCTCAACCCCATCGCGGAGCTGCAAACGCCGCTGCAGCCCCTAAACATGATGCCGGCGGGGTCGGAGCCGCCGAAAACACCGACCGGAACGGCTCCGGCGGCCGGCAAATAGCCGATTTGAACCAAAGGGAACGACCATGCTGCACAAAGATTTTGCCTTCGAGATCAAGGCGGTCGAGGAAAACGGCGTTTTTTCGGGCTACGGAAGCGTCTACAGCGTGGTGGACGACGGCGATGACGTCGTGGAGCCCGGTTGCTTCACTGAAAGCCTGAAAAGCTGGGCCGCCAAGGGCCGGATGCCGGCTCTTTTATGGCAACACAGCTCGCGCGACCCGATCGGGGCCTATACCTCGATGAAAGAGGACGACAACGGCCTGTTTGTCGAGGGAAAACTGGCCCTGAAGACGCAGCGCGGCGCCGAAGCCTATGAATTGATGCAGATGAAGGCCATTTCCGGCCTGTCGATCGGTTTTATGACGCGCGAGGACAGTTTCGACCAGAAAACCGGCATCCGCACCATCAAAAAGGCCGACCTGTGGGAGTGCAGCGTCGTGACCTTCCCCATGAACGACCAGGCGCGCATCAGCGCCGTGAAGACCATTGAGGAAATCGGCGACTTGAACGGCGCCGAGCTGTACCTGCGTGAGGTAGGCGGCGTATCCCGTTCTGAGGCGAAAGCCATCGTGTCGCGCCTGTTCGCGATCGCCCGGCGAGAGGTCGGCCGATCGGACGAAAAGAGTGCGGAACTGAAAGCGATCGCCGCTCTACTGGAGAAGCGCCAGGCCCTCATGGTCTGACGCCAACCGCCTTCCCACCGAAAGCCGCCTACAGGGCGGCTTTTTTCATGTTCGAAAGGAACAGCAATGTCTGACCTCAGCGAAATCAAGAGCCTCATCGAAGCGCAAAACCGCGACTTCGAAGAGTTCAAGAAGACCAACGACGCGAAGCTCGAAGAGATGAAGAAGGCCGGCGCGACGGCCGACTTCGAAGCCAAGCTGCGCGCCATCGCCGAAGGCATGTCCGAGCATAAGAAGAAGCTCGAGGACATCGAAGCCAAGGCCAAGCGCCCGAACCTCGGCGCCGACGGCAAGCCCGTGGACGAAGTGCAGGAAGAGCACAAGAAGGCGTTCGGCGGCTACATCCGCAAGGGCGTGGACTTCGACCGCGGCATCGAGCAGAAGGCCCTGAGCATCGGCTCGGGCGCCGACGGCGGCTACGCGGTGCCGAAGGTGATCGACGGCATGATCGATGACCTGGCGGTGAACATCAGCCCGATCCGCTCGATCGCCCAGGTGCAGCAGATCAGCACCAGCGACTTCCACAAGCTGATCAATACCCGCGGCACGTCCTCGGGCTGGGTCGGTGAGACGGCCGCCCGCACGGCGACCAATACACCGCAGCTGGTGGACGTCGCCCCGCCGATGGGCGAGCTGTACGCGAACCCGCAGGCGACGCAGCAGATGCTCGATGACGTGTTCTTCAACGCCGAGCAGTGGCTCGCCGGGGAGATTGCGACCGAGTTCGCGCGCGCCGAAGGTGCAGCGCATGTGGCCGGCACGGGCGTGAACCAGCCCAAAGGCTTCACCTCGTACTCTACCGCCGCCACGGGCGACGCCACGCGCGCCTTCGGCACGCTGGAGCACGTCGCCACGGGCGTCTCGGGTGCGTTCAAGACGCTCACGAGCACGGTGAACCCGGTGGACGACCTGTTCACCCTGGTGTCGAAGATGAAAGCCCTGTACCGCCCCGGCTGCCGCTGGGTGACGAACAAGGCCGTGCTCTTCACGATCATGGCGTTCAAGGACTACCAGGGCCGCTATGTGTTCTCGCCGACCACCGCGCCGGGCACCACGGACACGATCCTGGGCTACCCGGTGACGGAAGCCGAAGACATGCCGACGCTGGCCGCGAACAGCCTGTCGCTGGCCTTCGGCAACTTCAAACTGGGTTACCTGATCGTGGACCGCATCGGCACGCGCGTCATCCGCGACCCCTTCAGCAACAAGCCGAACATCGGCTTCTACACCACCAAGCGCAGTGGTGGTTCGGTCCTCAACTCCGAGGCCATCAAGTTCCTGAAGTTCGCCTGATCGGTAGCGGGGCCGCTACGGCGGCCCCTTCCGTTTCATTTCCTCCTGAAAGGATCGAATCATGAAAGATCTTCACAGCAAGATGACGGCCACGCGGGTCATTTCCCCCGTTGCCGTCGGCACCACGGGCACCGGCAAGACCGGCGCTGTCATCGACCGCGCCGGCTACGACGGCGTCGAATTCATCGTGGACTACGGCACCGTCACCGCGACGAACGCTGTTTTCACTGCGGTGATGAAGGAAGGCGACGTCACCGGCACGCTCACCTCCGTGGCCGATGCCGACATGCTGGGCACCGAGCTGCTGTGCGGCCTGGCCGCGGCAGCCTCGCGCACCTCCGGCGTGAGCAAGAACGTGTCCAAGCGCATTGGCTACAAGGGCAACAAGCGCTACGTGAACCTGAGCATCAGCTCCACGGTCACGGCCGGCACGCCCATCGCCGTGACGGCGATCCTGCACACCCCGAACGTCTCCCCGACGTCGAATCCGTGATCGGAATACGGCTGGCCGCTCGCCCGGTCAGCGCCGGATAAACGTAACCGGCACGTCTTTTCACTCTGGCGAGAGAGAACGAACATGCAAACAGGAGAGCGCCAGGTGGCGCCAACATTGGCGGGCATCCGCCGCGATCATGTGGCCCGCTATGAGTGGGCGGCGCAGGTGTTGAAGCCCGGCCGACTGATCGATCTGGCCTGCGGCATCGGCTACGGCTCCAAGATCCTGGCCGAGGCCGGCAGCCATGTCACAGCCATCGACAAGGACGCCGAGGCCATCGACTACGGCCAACGGTACTACGCGCACGAGCGTGTGTCGCGCTCTTGCGCCGATGCGAACGAGGAGATCGGCCTCTATGACGCGGCGGTGTGCTTCGAGACCATCGAGCACATCGAAAACCCGCTGCCGATGCTGCGCAACCTGCGCTGCTCGGCCAAGGAACTGCTCGCCAGCGTGCCGAACGAGGCCGAATTCCCGTGGCGCAACTACGCGTTTCACTTCCGGCACTACACGAAAAGCCAATTCGAGTCGCTGCTGAATGCAGCCGGATGGCATGCCGTCGATTGGTTCGGACAGGAAGGGGCGGAATCCGAGGTCACGCCAGGTGCCAAGGGCCGCACCATCATCGCGCGGTGCGTGCCTGGGAAGGTGATCGAGCCCGTCGTCCCCGAGAAGATCGAGAAGCCGGCCGCGCCGAAGCATGTCGCCATCGTCGGCCTCGGCCCGTCGGCGGCGCAGTACATGTCGATCACCCGCGGCATGGGCGGGCGCCACAAGTTCTGCGATGAAACGTGGGTGATCAACGCGTTCGGCGACGTCTTCGCCTGTGATCGCGTCTTCCACATGGACGACGTCCGCGTGCAGGAAATCCGCGCGGCGGCAGCGCCCGAATCGAACATTGCGGCGATGCTCCAGTGGCTGCGCGAGCACCCCGGCCCCGTGGTGACAAGCCGCACGCACCCGGACTATCCCGGCCTGGAGGCGTTCCCCTTGCAGCAAGTGCTGGGCGAGTTCCCGTTCGGCTACTTCAACAGCACCGCGGCTTACGCGATCGCCTATGCCATCTGGATCGGGGTCGCGAAGATCACGATTTTCGGGTTCGATTTCACGTACCCGAACGCCCACGACGCCGAAAAGGGCCGCGCCTGCGTGGAATTCTGGCTCGGGATCGCGGCGGCGCGCGGCATCCAGTTGGCGATGCCCAAGACGACGACGCTGATGGACGCGCTGCACCCGCAAGGCGAGCGCTTCTACGGCTATGACTGCGTGGACCTATCGTTCACCCGCAAGGACGGTCAGTTGCAGGTTGAGTTCACCGAAAAGGCCTCGCTGCCGACAGCCGAAGAGATCGAAGCGTCTTACGACCACTCGCGGCATCCCAATGCCCTGGTGGACGCCGAAGACGGAGCGCGCGAAGCGCCTGAAACCGCCGCGGCACGCCGCGCCCCCGAGGTGAAGTGATGACAGATTCCATCGTCACCGTCGAGCCCACCGTCGAGCCGGTCACGGTTGCTGACGTGGTCGAGCATTTGCGCCTGGATGCGGGTGACGCTCCCTCCGGGTCGCCGACGGAAGCATGGATCCTGCGCAACATCGCGGCGGCCCGTAAGTCGGGCGAGAACATCTGCCGCAGCGCGTTCATCACGCAAACGCGCAAGTTCGCGCTGGACGCATTCCCTCGTCCGGAAATGAATATTGCCTCGGCGAACTGGTACGGGCCGCAATGGGGCACGAATCCTGGGCCGCTGTCGGCCGCGCGTGTGGACGGCCAGACGGGCTACGAAATCTGGATCCCGCGCCCCCCGCTGCAGTCCATCGTCAGCATCACGTACTACGACGAGAACGGGGTGCAGCAGACGCTGGACCCGACGCAGTACATCGTGGACACCTACAGCAAGCCCGCGCGCGTGCTGCCGGCGCCGAATGTGACGTGGCCCGCCACGCAGACGCGCATGAATTGCGTGGAGGTGACGTTCCGCTGCGGTTACGCGGATGCGGCGGCGAACGTGCCGGAGGGCATCCGTAACTGGATGCTGATGCGGGTGGGCGCGGCCTACGAAAATCGGGAGGAAATCGTCGTCGGCTCGCGGCTGGTGTCCATCGACCTGCCGTTCGTGGACGCCCTCTTGGACGAGTTCCGCTTCGTGAGGTACTGATGCGGGCCGGCTCGCTCAATCGGCGCGTCACGATCCAGCAACCGGACGGAACGCAAGACGCCATCGGCCAACCCGGCGGGTGGTCCACGCTTGCTGTTGTCTGGGCGGACGTGGCCTATCTGAACGGAATGGAGACGGTCAGGGCGGATGCGCCGACCTCAATCGCGAAGGCGTCCATCCGGATTCGCAGACGAACCGATGTCACGCCGCAGATGCGGGCTGTACTCGGGAGCACGACGTTCCAGATCATCGCTGTCCTGCCCGACGAAGAGGGCAAGGAATTCGTGGATCTCGCCTGCCAGGTGATCGCATGAAGCCCAGCCGGCAATCGGCAGTCCGGCGCGCGAAGTACGCCGGCAAGAACACCTTCAGCATCTACGTGAACGCCGACATCGATGACCTGATCGACGGCATGAGCGCGGACCTGCTGAACGCCGTGCGTCCGGCAGCGCAGGCGGCAGCGCAGGTGCTGTATGAGGCGGTGCTCACGAACGTGGATGCCATCGGCTCAGTGACCGGCAACCTGCGCGGCTCCATCTACCAGTCGTTCTCCGAGGAGCAGAGCGTGCAGGCCGCGGGCGGCGGCTACCTGAAGGCGAGCTATCACGTCTCCTGGCGAACGGCCAAGGGGACGGGCCTGCCGCGCGCCCCGCATGGACACCTCGTGGAGTTCGGCCACATCCAGAAATACAAGGTGTATCTGGGGCGCGACGGCCACTGGTACACGAACAAAAAGGCACCGCTGCCCACGCCCATCCAGGTCGCCGCGCGCCCATTCATCCGGCCCGCGTCGGCCCGCGCCGCAGAGGCCGCCGACGCAGCGCAGCGCGTCTTGCTCGCGGCGGTGAACGGGAGCGCGCAATGACCTTCGAGGCCGACCTCTACACGCTGCTGAAGACCGTCACGCCGCGGGTGTTTCCCGACTTCGCGCCGACATCGACGCAGCGGCCCTACGCGACATTTCAACAGGTCGGCGGCGAAGTCCTGAACATGGTGGCGAACGTGGCGCCCGGAGTGCGCAACGCCCACATGCAGGTCAACGTGTGGTCGGACACCCGTGCCGAGGCGCTGCAGGTCATGCGCGCCATCGAGGACGCGATGTGCCAAGCGAGCGCCTTTGTGGCTCGCCCGATCGCCGCAGCGGTCGCCGATTACGACGCAGAAATCCCCGTGTACGGGTGTCGGCAGGACTTCACGATTTGGCACACACCTTAGTGGCAACGTAAAGGGGAAGGTCCGAAAATAGCGAACCCGCAAAGTGCTGCTAACACAGTGCGGGTTCTAACCAACAAGACGAAAGGACCGTCACGGTGGCTGAGGGCAGATTCTACGTGTACGAGCACCGCAGGGCCGATAGCGGCGAGGTGTTCTACGTCGGTAAAGGGCAGGACAATCGCGCTCACAGCCATGCGAACCGCAATCGGTGGTGGCGGCACATTGTCGAAAAGCACGGACGGACAGTTCACATCGTGGCTGACGGCCTCACTGAAGATCAGGCGTTCTTGCGCGAGGTTGAACTAATCGCAGCGCTGCGCGCTGCTGGTGCAGCGTTAGTGAACATGACCAACGGCGGCGAGGGTGTTAGCGGCCTACGGCGCATCGAGAGCGAAGAGACTCGCGCCAAGAAGCGCGCAAGCGCCATTGGGCGGCGCATGAGCCCGGAAGCTATCGCCAAGACGGTGGCATTCCATACGGGGCGCAAGCGGTCGCCGGAGACGCTGGCGAAGATCTCCGCTGCGCTGAAGGGCAAGCTGCCGCCTCCCATTACTGAAGCGAGCCGCGCGAAGATGGCGGCAGCGAATATCGGAAGGACGCACAGCGCAGAAACGCGCGCAAAGATGTCGTCGTCTATGACGGGAAAGAAGAAGGGCCCGCAGTCGCCAGAACACCGCGCAAAGATCGCGCAGAAGCGAAGAGAGTATTGGGAGCGATGGAGAGCGGAAAAGGCCGCTGCTTCAACGACCTGAAAGAGAGCAAATAGAGAGAGGCCCGCAATCGCGGGCCTTTTTCATTTGTGCCGCCCGCCTTTGGGCATCCACAACCAACCGCCTTCGAGGCGGTTTTTTTGTGCCCGTTAAGGGCGAAAGGAAAGTTGCAATGAGTTTCAATTTCCCCGAGGGGACAAGGTTCTATTTTTGCAGCCTCGACAACTTCGCGTCCGCCAAGACCGTCACGGCGGTGTCGAACGCCAACCCGGCGCAGGCGACGTCCGCCTCGCACGGCTACGTGGACAGCGACGAGGTGCTGTTCATCTCCGGCTGGGAGGACGCGACGAACCAGATCCTGCGCGTGGACCAGCAGGACGTGGATCACTTCAACTTCCTGGGCCTGAACACCACGAACACCCGCTTCTACCCTGCGGGCTCGGGTACGGGCACCACGCAGAAGGTCGGCTCCTGGGTGCAGATCCCGCAGGTGACTGGCGTGCAGACCTCGGGTGGCGATCCGCGCTTCACCGACGTCCAGCTGCTCGCCAGCCGCAACGCGCTGAAGATCCCGACTGGCTTCAACGCGACGACCACCGTGATCTCGCTGGCCCACGATCCG